TTTATTTTTTATACTGGAAAGACCGGTGTTTTTTGACGTAGTGTTGATTAAAAATTTCGCTCCTGCTGCCTATCTCTGTTATGAGGTTGGGGTTAATTCTGCTAAGGCTCATGCACAAACCAGGTCATTAAATAACTTGTCGATTAGCTTCAAGGTCTATAACGGATTATGAGTACATTCAAAGCCAGTCAGGGTTTATTTACCCAATATCATTTTACGGTGGTCGAAATTGATTTGCCGATCGTGGAGGGCACTTGCACCATATCGGGTTCAGATGGTTATGGCACACCGGTAACTTGTGACCAGGTCAGCAATGCAACTCAGACACTTAAATTTACGACATCTGATGCACCGGCTTTAGACGAAAGCGGAATACTGAGGATTATCTCAAGCATTAATGAGACGACTGCCAAATTAAAGCCACAGTCAGGTCTTGCAAGTCGAGGCAGCGGTTCTATCTCTATGGTGGATGTGAAGGGCGATCCGAATCCCTTTGCTCCAGCTGTCACCGACGAGGTGCGAGAAGGTGGTACATTTTTAGCCAAACTCGATGCCAGAAATATTCTTACTAACAGACTACTACGAATTAAAAACTATCGGGTTGAAGCCGATGGAACAATTGACTTAGCCAATGGTGCTGAAACCAGACATTATATTATTGAATCCTTTGATAATATGGGTGGCGATAAATGGACATTAAGATTTAAAGATGAGCTGAGTAGAGTCAACATTGATGAAACTGTTTTTCCTGAATCATCAGAAACCTTTCTCACTGCTGATATTAATAATTTAGTGACCTGGTTTGTGCATGAGCCTTAGCAGAATTAACCCCAACCTCATAACAGAGATAGGCAGCAGGAGCGAAATTTTTAATCAACACTACGTCAAAAAACACCGGTCTTTCCAGTATAAAAAATAAATTTTCTTCGGCAAAGTCTAAAAAATCTTGCCATTCACCCTCAGAAAAAGTTAATGAAGCGTTAGGGATATTTAATTTACCTTTTGCCTGGACTCTATTTCTGACCAGCGCTACAGGTTCGGACTGTTTATTTAACGTGGTTCTATTTCTAAAGTTACGTTCTAAGAAATTACGGTTATACCCAGACTGTTCGCCACCGTTAGGAACAGTTAAAACATTACCTGCTGATACATATTTAATAATCGGGTTAGTAGTTGCCCCGCCATTGAATAAAACGACTTTTAAATTAACAAATACCCTGGCCGCAAAGTTAAGCACCACAACTTGATCTCGATTGATGAAAATGCGTAGTATCTCTATATCACCATCTTTAACGGCTACCCAGGAGGTATTGTCACTATTGCCTTTATTATTTATTCCTGCGACTGCTACATAGGTTATTGAAGCAGTTGGACCAAACTCCATGGTTAATCTACTCGGATCTGAGCCTCTATAAAATACCGAGAAATCAGGATCTGTTATATCTTGAGGCAAATCGGTACTGATACCCGTTGTTATCGTTGGCGTTATACCATCTAGAACATTGCTTTTAGTAATAATCATAATGAACCACGCCTCCGACCATCATTTAATGCATTTGCTATAGCATCAAGAAGTACATCACCTGAACCAACAGAAAATTCGTGTATAACAGTCTGGGGTTCAGTGCCTCGCTCAAATACTTCTAAGGTTGAAGTTTCTGGCGCTGTTTCTTGTGTTGGAGTATCACCTGTAGATACAGAGCCACTACTTGAAGATACTGATCCGCCGCCCCTTGATGCACTTGATACTGCCGACAATTGAGCCGCTGCCGTGGCTGCAATGGCGATAGATTGACCTAATGCTATAGGATATGGAAAGTCCTTGAATTGCCTAGTAATGGCAACAGCTGCATCAGCAACAATAAGCCCTTGAGCAATTGCCTTGTTATCATTAAACAAAGCAGTATTAACAGCAAAAGCTGCGTCCAACGTGGCATTTTCAACAGCTCTTTTTTCACTCTCTTTCTTATCTGAGTCTTTTTTCTCTTTCCTTGCGATTTTTAACTGTTCTTTTTCTATCTTTTCAGCAGCCTTTGTTTTTATGGCTTCTATTTTATCGGCGAATTCTTGCTCAAGAGCAATCAAGGCTTCTTTTCTCTCGAATTCATCTTCAATTGTTCTATCGAGTAAATCCTTTTCCTCAATAAGTTTATCGGCGAGTGCGAGAGTTTCAGATTTTAGCCTGTTAAGTATTGTCTCAGTTTTTTGTTGCTCTCTTTCTTTTTGCCTTTCAAATGCTGATTCAGCTTCTTGATCAGCTTTATCCATTTCTCCACTTATTAGCTTTTCTAAATCTAATTGATCTTTCCTTGCTTGAGTATTTGCAAAGATAGCTAGAGTTTCTTCTATTTCTGCCTCGGTTGCACCATTCAACCTTAACTTTCTCTCTAGTAGTTGGGTATTTGATAATCCAAAAACTTCGCTTTGCTTCTTTACGGCTTCTATCAGATCTTCTAGTGCATTTTTCTGATCTTGTGTCTTTCTAGTGCCTCCTTCAGTGTTGCTGGAGAATACTTTAATGTTTTCATTGTTCTGTTTTATTTCAGTATTTAATACCTGTTGAGCTGCAACTAATTTATTAATTTCTGTACTGAATTCTTCCACTCTTTTTGTAGCGGCTTCTCTTGTGCTGTTACTCGTATTTTGGTTGTCAATCAAAGCTTGAGACAATACAAGACCTTTTTGCTGAAATTCAATCTCTTCCTGTAGGGATTTAATTGTTTCTTTTCGGGTTTTGATTTCTTCATTTTGAGCGTCGACCAAAACCTTTGTCTGCTCTTTGGTTAATACAGTAGTTTCAATGAGCTTTGTTAGTTTTTCGGTTAGATCTTCGACTTCATCACTAGCATTACTAAGAGACTTAAAAAGAACCCCTCCCACTGCTGCTGCAACCGCAATAACAGCACCAAGAAGTGCACCACCCGGCCCCATTACTCCCGCGAGCTGTGAACCCTGTTGTCCTAATATGACAAAAGCGGATGTGCCAGATTGTGCTTGAACTGCGACATCCTGAAGTTGGAAACCTAATTGTTGGGCTGCGTTTTTTTGGAGTTTAAAGGCGTTCTTAACTTTGTTTGATGCAGGAGGTAGTTTTTTACCAAGTTGTTCACCAGACTTTGAAACTTTGTTAATATCTTTCGCTGTCTGCTCGGCTTCGTCGCCTAGCTTCTTCATTCCCTTTTCGGATTTCTTTAAGTTTGCATCTAACTTGGATGTGTCTGCGTCAAGCTCTACAATGATTTTTTCTGTGGGCATTTTAGATTTCGCCTTTTAACCAGTCAGGGCTTGCGCCATTGATAACCCGCTCAAAATTTAACATCATGCTAATGTCAATTTCTTTGTTTTTACCGAGGTCCAGCAATTTATATATTTCAATAAAATCAAGTCCCCATGCTTCAGATGGACTAATCTTTAGTTCAATAACACACTGTTTAAACCAGCCCCAATAATCAAAATAAAACGGTTTTATGTTTTCTGTTTTTTGTCCTTTGTACCCTTTTTTTTTACAGATATACTTTTATTGAAATAATTATTTATCTGGTTGGATATGTCTATCATAACTATGGGCCATGGCTCACTTAGATCATCCTTCTTCTCATTTGGCCATCTCTGATCTCATCAAGAGGAATATTCTTGTTTTTGGTTTTTACAAGGGCGTAAATAGCTTGAGCTGCTATCTCAAACTTACAGACCTTCAAAAACACAACCATCCTAGCAAGCATATCTAGTTTTACCGTATCTCTACAGGCTTCAGTGTATCTTATAAGAGTATATTGCAAATCTTCACCTGTCGCATCGTAGAAGTTCTTACAAGCCTCAAGCGTCAATTTAAAATCATACTCTTTATAACATAACTTGATTGTCATTATTAAGTTGCCGGAGTTCTGGTTACTAGCCCACTGGATGATAGCGTAAATGATGTAACAGCTTTATCTCCATGTGGCAATTCATCACTTATTCCACTAGGAGTAAATTTACCTTCGTATTTTTCACCGCTTGGATAAGTAATAGTGTAATCGTCCTGTGTTGCGTTAAAAGCCTCATCTTTCATCGCTTTAAAAACTGTATCAGTATTGTAGACAATCGTTCCAGCAAACACCACTTGACGACCTGCAAGCTCAGCATCGAGCAATGTCACATCATCACCATTTGATTTGTTGCTAATATCAATTGGTGTACCGTTAACTGTCATTGTTGTGCTCATCTGACCAACAATATTGGCTGGCACAGCTCCTTTTTGAATTATTACGTCAGTACCGTTAAATTCGCCGGTCATGATTAATACCTCTCTGTTGATTGATTAATAATATTTTACACAATTTATCTAGTGAAATCACTTTTATACTCTATTGAAATATCTATGATATACCACCCATTGAGATTTCGTCCTTCACTTCTGCTCGATTCTCGAATGACAATTGTCTGAACTCCACTCGTAAATTTTGTATTAAATGGATAACCGACAATTATTTTATCAACCGTCAGCAATGCTGTTTTAGGTAGAAGTCCTGACCGGGTATAAACAGAAAGCTGGTAAAGTCCACGTGCTTCATCGAGTATATCTTTTGCTATGCTATCTTTTCCTGCTGGCAGGTCAGTCACATCAACAAACTGTAGAGATACGGTAAAACTAGATATGCTTGCTAGGATGGTTGTGTTTTTGAAGGTCTGTAAGTTTGAGATAGCAGCTCAAGCTATTTACGCCCTTGTAAAAACCAAAAACAAGAATATTCCTCTTGATGAGATCAGAGATGG